TACTAGTATTGGAACGGAAAGGGTATAGTTTGGTTTAGACTAACTAACGGCCCGGATACGGTGACAGTAATCAATCACGCCCTTCCGTGTCCGGGGGGTGCCGTAAAGAAGAGATAGGTGGGCGGCGATCTCCGAGTGTGAGAGTTTCCCGCTCACTACATCAATATACGCCTTTTCGAGGTTCAGGAGAGGTTTGCCCGAGGTCATCCCTGCGATACCCCGCCGAAATGGTATCTGCCGTGCTTCGTGCAGAACTCATCGACCTTGATCATGGCCCTCTCCAGGGCCGCCACGCGGTCCTCTATCGAAGGCTCCGGTGCTGCCATCGGCCGGTCGATCTCCACGCTGCCCGGGACAACCCCCGGGATGGCCTCTGCTGACTCGATCACCTGTTCTTCGGGCGGTTCCTGCTTCTTTGCTGCCGGCCTCTTGCTTACCATTATACATACGCCTCAAAATCGTGATTGAACGGAACATAAACGAATCCGTGTTCTTTGAATTTTCCCACGAATGTGATATTTTCGTCCGGGTATGCCCCGATTTCGGCACGTTCTTTCAGGTATTCGGACGTGGTGCTGGTTGGGTGATCCATCCTATACAGATCACGCCGTTCCTTAAATTCCGATACCTGTTTGTGATACTCCTGCTCTGCGTATCTCACAATTGCACCGATGGTGTCGCGATCAGATTCTTTTCCGATCACGGCACCGATCACGGCGAAATCCTCGGGGTACCTCTCACCGTTATTGATGAAGAAAATCTTAGTTTCCGTCATGGTATCTTGTCCTCGTAAATCTTCATCAGTTTCGGCAATACCGCCCCGTTGCTGAACAGCGGGTGGACATTCTCCAGCCTCTCGCGGGCCTGTGCAAACAGTGCCAGACAATCCTCGTGCCTGCCCTGCTCATGGGCGATAATGCCCCGTTTGACGTACGGGTCCGGCCACTGCGGGCGGTACGCGATAGACTCTGCCAGAATCACGTCGGCGGTCTCTTTATCCCCCTGCAAGTAATAGCATTCAGCCTTATCACACATCGCCCGGTGCTTCTCGGCGTCCCATGTGGAGATCGGGAGATAGCGGTCAAACATCCGGATCGCCTCGTCATACCTGCCGGCATACATCAGCTCCCTCGCATAGTAGAACGTGTACCGGGGCAACTCCCCCGGCTTGCAGTCCGGGATTGCCTTCTCCAGTGTGGTGATGTTCCGCTGGTTGTTGTTCCGGCTGCGGGGCTTCCGGTGCCAGACCTCAATATTTGAGATCATGGTCTTTGCCCGGTCGAAGTCCTGGCACTCGTGGATCTTTCCCGTCCACCGCATCGTGCCGGTACGGGTGAGCCGGGCCATTGCGTTATCTGTGAGGGGGATCCCGCTAACCTCCGAGGTGTAATAGTGAGAGATGATTGAGCCGATGCCGTTCTCGTTGGCGTACCGGACGGCCTGCCGGACACGGTCCACGGATGCGGGATCCAGCACGTCGTCGGCATCGGCAAACATCCGCCACGGGTAGAGGCATCGGTCAAGCGCATAGTTCCGGGCGGCGCTGAAATCGTCGATCCAATGGAAATGATAAATCCGTGCACCGAGATCCCACGCGATCTGTTCGGTCCGGTCGGTTGTCCTGTCATCGAGCACAAGCACGATATCATCACAGGCTTCCTGGAATGACGTGATGCACCTGCCGATGGTCTCCTCTTCGTTATACGCGATGATATAGAGGGAGATCCGCTCTTCGTGGTTCATGCTCTCGCCTGCCTGTACTGTTCGTAGCACCGGCACCCGGGGAACCTCGGGGGCTCCTGGTCGCCGCTGGTGTGCGGCTGGTCAATGGGGATCCAGCCGTCCCCCTCGTTCTCCTCGCACCCCTCGGAAACGCGGTCATCGTGGGAAGTGGTCCACATCTTCTCCATTTCGATCCCGTCATCAACGATGGTACCCGCAAAGGCCCGATTGCCCGCCTCGTATGCCTGGGCGCTCTCGTGCGTGGCAATGAGTTGCGCCCGCTTCGTGGTGATGGGGCCGAGAAACAGTTTGCGGATCTCCTTGGCGGTCTGGTTATAGCTCCAGCCGTTATCCAGCCCCTGCGCAATCAACCCTTTCAGGCTTTCCTTGGTGGTGTCCTGGATTCCCGCGATATACGCTGTGCTGCCGCCGTGCTTCATGAACCATGCCACGGCTCTGGGGTTCGCTAAACGAAATGTGGTCTTTGCATCAAATTTGAGTTGTGTCCTGAGCTGGTCGGCACCTTTCGGCAACGCCTCCCGCTCTATACTGACAATGGCATCCTGGAGGGCTGGTGTGGTCTGGGTCTCGACATCCTTCCATATCGCGTTCCATCGCTCGAGGGCGTCGGGGTTAACGGGGCGCTTGGCCTCCATCTGCCGGACGGGTTCCGGGCCCGGGAAATACTCCTCCATGAACTGGAACCGGAACATCACGAGATGATACTGCTCCTCGAATACTTTCTCGATATCCAGCAGGTGAGCCTTGGCGATCTGGTCTTTCTCCCGGGTCTTCTGTAATCCGATAGCGGCACGGGTGAACCGGGAGATCGCCCGGGTGAGGTGGGGGGATGCCATGTTATCCCTCCCGGACCGCCTCTGATAGTGCGTGTGCTGCGGCTGCCAGTTCGTTCATGGCTGCCTGCTCCTGCTCGCTCTTGCCCGTTGGCATCATCGGATTGTCCACGGGGGGCTTCATCGCCCATTCTTGCAGGCTGCCCGGGAACTCCTGTTTCTTGGGCTTCTCCTCGTCGGTGCGTTTATCCTCAGGAATGTTCAGCCATTCACGGCACCATGCAGCATCAGCGACAGCATCCGGATCGGAACCAGTGCGGAGCATTGGGAGCGCTGCTGCCTTCTTAAGGAAGTCGTCCATGGATGCAGAGTTCATCTTGATTTTCACGAGACCGGGTTCTCCGGTGATCTTGTCGATGATCTCAACGTTCCAAAGCCGCTCGATGTCTTTCTGCACGAGTTTGACCTGTTTGTAGAATGCGGCAATGCGGGATACCGCCGTTGCATCCGACGTGCCCTGCCGTAATCCGAGCAACTCAGCGGGGGCACCAACAGCGGCACAAGCCCGGGCCATTGTTACTTCTGAATATTGCCCAACGTTGGGAACGCCCCCGGTGTCAATTACCGCCATTTTAACATTCCCCTCATAAAGGAAATTGTCCTTTGCGTTGAAGTCCTTTTGACTGTCTTCCAGTATACCCCATTCCACTGCGGATACCTTCGGGGCGTCGGGTCTATCTGAGTTCACCGTTGTGACGAATTTCGGGGTTCCGTGCAGGCATATACCGGCGGTGACGGCTTCGGCAACGCGGGTGTCCCGCTTGATGTCGTGAACCGCTCGTTCCCACAGGCTGATCCCGTACGGTGATGTAGGATCGAGGGAGAATTGATAATGTAGGATCTGCGCAGGCAGGAGAGTGATCTTCTGGATTGAGTTACCCCGGTTGTCGCACTTCTGGGTATATGACTGGATAACACCTTTGAGGTCTGTGTCAAAGTCAAAGCACTCAGCCGGGCGGGGGACCACGTTTACGGGCACCTTCTCGAGCGAACCACGACCATAAACAATCTCCGCAACGCCGTCCCTAACCACAAGGGCATCAACCATCAGGGCTGTTGTCACGGCATTAAAATTGATTCTATTGAGGAAATCCTCAATCTCTTTTTTCTTTGTCTCGTTCTTGCTCTCAAGGGTGTACCACTCCCCGAAAGTATAGAGCGGGTAAAGGTCAATTCCAGTGGCAAGGTATCCCCCGACCTTGTAGTTATTCCGGTATCCCCGTAATCGCTGGAATGTCCTTGTTGGATCTTGTGTCAGATCTAACCCTGCAGGGGAATTATACGCTTTCGCTCTCGATGCCAGATTGTCCGTCGGGCCTTCATTGAGACCCAACGCTCTGTGTAAAAACTGGGGTAATTTCATTTTGCCATTTCCTCCTTTGTAAAGTAGCATTTCCCGTCATACTTTGACGTAATCATCTCGGTGAAATACTCTTGCCAGTAATCGCGGTTAAACTGCGTCTTTCCATGACACGACCGGCATAGGGGTACAAATAACGGGATCACGTCTTCGGCACAGCAGGCGTCTTTTCTGAAGTTTACATGGTGAATATGTAACCGCTCTCCATTTTGAGGGGCGTTGCAGCCCTGACAGATATATCCAAAGAACGCCCGGACTCGCTCCTTAAATTCATTATTAAATTTCACGCAATACGGCTCGAATGAGATCCCGCCACGCCATAGATGGCATTTATCCCCCCGTTCCATATCTCCAATCCTTTTACACCATTCTTTTGTGTGATGTGTTCCAAACATTGGATTTTTAATGCCTTTTTTGGATTCACTCAATTTTGTCCTTGTTTCCGGATGATCAATGTAATGTTGTTTGCGTGCGGCGGAGATCTTGTTTTTATGTTCTTGTGATTTTAGTACGCCTTTTTTTGCTTTGCTGAGTTTTTCCCGTGTCTCCTTTGAGGGGGTTTTCCCCAAATGTGATTTTCTCAGACGTTCTATATGCTCGACATATTTCAGGGGGTCTTTTGGTGGGGGCATTACTTTTTTGCCTTCTGGCGTTCCCTGTTCCAGTACGGTGATCGGCACTTCGGGCAGGTGAGCGGCTCCTTGTCTTGCCGGAGCGCCCATTCGTGTTGGCAGCGCTTGCATTTCCTTACGTGAATCATACACTATATGATATGCGTTATGTGTATATAGTGCTTCCGTCACGGCTTCCCTCGTGACCAACTGTTCGCCCGTATATGGCCGCCGGTTCTCAATGCCAGTGCGTTATACCCGCCGCTGACTGCATCCACCTGATCGTCATGCGCTCCTTCTGTCGGGAACAATACCAGCTCGTCCATAAGTGCCCCGGCAAAGTGCTGGTTGAGGATCAGGAGGTTGCCCTGTTCGGCTGCTGTGCTCAATGCCGCCGCCCGGCTGACCTTTGAGCCCGTGCTCTTGATGCCCTTGAAATTGTAGCCAGTGAGGACCTGCCGGGCGTAATGGTCGATCACATCTACCCCTGCGCTCCCCGGTTCCTGTTCCATCCGGATCATTACCTCAGGCCCGTCAAGCTGTGCGGTCTGGTAGATCAGCGCCTCGACCCCTGCCGGGCGTTCCTGGCATCGCTTAACGTCCAGCACATAGACCCGGCCCTGGTCAATACCGACAAGAGCGCCGGCAGTCCAATCCCCGCCGCCTTCCGTGGCTGCCTTATCCCAGTACCGGCAGAGCGGCATCTTCTTTGGCAGGGCGTCAGTGAGTTTCAACCATTGCCGCTTAAACAGCCCGCCCTCCGGCCTCACGTCCCAGTTGCCAGATAGTAACTGCTCGCGGGTGATGGGGTCAAGTTTCATCAGGCTCTTGATATACGATTCCCGGTCAAGGTGCGGGTTATCGCTCAGTGACGCGGGAATGAACAGGCAATCTTTATCCCGTGAGGGTTCGGTGATGAACCGTGCTTTTACCCATTCGTGCCCGATGTCGCCGGGGTTACTTGCAGCCCGCATCCGGATCGGGATGCCGGACCCTGCCAACCTTCGCAGCCGGGAATGAAGATAGAGGTATTGGGTTTCCTTGAACTGCGTGACCTCATCGAACCCGATAAACTGGAACTCCGAGCCCTGGTATCGGTAATGATCGCGCGGGCTGTCGAGGTATCCGAACGAGAGCGAGGCACCTGACGGGAAGTTCCACGTCTTCTCCTTATCGCTCCATCGTGCATCGGTGCCGTTCAGCCATTCCGCTGCCCGGTCCATGATGGCACCGGGAAGGGCGAGGTCTGCGTATGTTCTGCGCAGGAGGAGGGCGGCATATCCGGGAACGTGGACATACTGCAGGGCCGCCATGAGCAGAGCGTCCGACTTCCCCCCGCCGGCACTCCCGCCGTATAGGATCTCCGGGATATGGTCGTGCAGGAGGAATAGCGCCTGTTTTTCCGTGGGTTCGTGCGGGATGTATTTGTTGGACCGCACCGTCTGAAGGTATCGGGTTGCCAGCGGTGCGTCTTCAGCGCTTAACAGCGGGCAGGATTCCGACAAGTTTCCTCACCTCCTCTGCGATGTTGAGGTTCACGGTTACCGGGTTCGCGGGCGGTTCGGGGTTCACTCCGAGGATCTTGCTTTCCGTCTCCAGGTGCTTGTCAAGCTGAGTGAGCGTTTTTAATGCCAGCGGGTTGTCAGGGTATTTATCCCCGTCGTTGGTCTTGCGGTCCCGCGCTTCTTTGTGGATTATCCAGAGCTCGTTTTTCACGGTCTGCATTTGGGAGAGGATGGTATCCGCCTCAATGACCTCGTGGGCGTGTTGGGCCTGCACGATCTTCTCTGCGATATGCCCGTTGCTGATGTGCCTCCGGAGGCTTGAAATGGTGATTCGATACTGAGTCGCTATCGTGCGTAAAGAGGCCCCTTTCACGGCGACCGCTGAATCGATCTTGTTTCGATCCTTATGTTCGCAGATCGTGCACTTGCGGGCCACGGCTCACGCACCCCTCATAGGCAGAACACCAGCCCTATCGCCATTACAACCGCCATGCTCCGGCAGTATATCCGGCACACCAGATCGCAGAGCGGGTTCTCTTCCAGCAGGATCTGGCGCATTTGCGTACTCATGACCAACCACTTTCCAGTCCTTCCGTTGCCAGCCGTTTCCATTCCCGGCAGGGGTCTTCGCTTGCTTCCTGCTCCCGCTTCTTCGAGCGGTTGCACCGGAGCCACCAGTGGCATGTGCTGCACTCGCTCATCGGCCCTGCGCCTCCCGGACGGATAACCCGAGTTCCTGCGCTTTGTTGGTGATGCTGCTGTGTTTCCGTTTCAGGTAGACCGCCAGTTTGGAGGTGGGGACCCGCCCGTAATAGGTCCGGAGCACGGCAACATCTTCCGGTGTCCATATCCCTTTGGGCTGATAGGTTGCGGCGATCTCTTCAAGTTCGGGAATGATCATAAAATCAGATCCCGGAGTACGCAGCGTGCTTTTACGGGCGGTCACTTCCGGTCCCTCCCGACCACCTTGCACGGCCTTACGACAGTCTTGATACCGGTCTTATCGATCAGGATCTTTTTCGGGCCATGGATTTCCAGCATGACCCATCCGATGTCAGGAACGCCCATCAATCCTTTCTTGACACTGGCAAACGGGGTTTTGCTCTGCCAGCAGGGAGTCACGAGTGCGATCCCGCTCGGGAATCCGACGACAACGAACTGGTGGCGGTGCGAGAAGACAGCAACGTCTATCGGGCCGTATTTCTCCTCACCTTCTTCCCCTTCCTTGCCTTTGTTGACGTAGAGCAGGAGGTGTTCCCGGCCCGGTGCGGTTGCCATGTATTGCCAGGTGCTGCTGCTGGAGCTGATGACGTGCCGGGCGAACATCCGGATCCCGCACTCTTCTATCACCAGCTCGTTTCCGAACTCTGAATTGAAGTGCCGGGCGATGTGCCGGTCTACGCTGTGCCCGTCCGACCGCTGGTGGTATCCAGTACCTGCCGTGAAATAGAATACCGCTTTTGGTGCAGCATCCCGTATTGACTGCACGAACTTCCAGCACGCCTCTTCCTGCAGGTCAATGTTGCGGGTGATCAGACCCTTACCTCTTTCGAAATCCTGCGGGCCTTCGATAAGGTCGCCGTTGAACAGGACCATCTGCGGGGGGGATGCCCGTATCTTCTCCAGCATGAGAGCCCAGTGAGCGCCTATTTTCTTGTTGACGTTGGTCGGGAGTAGGGGCTTGATATCGCCGTTCTGCGGGTCTTCCTCTTCCATTCCTTCAGGCCAAAGGCCGTATGCTGACCCGACGTGCAGGTCTGATAGTAAAAGTATCTTCTTCATTTCGGCGTGATCCTGTCGTAATTATCCCGGAGGACCTGGTGCAGGGCTTCCCCGAGCTGGTTAATCGGGTGATGATCGGCTTTCAGGCAGTCAATAGCATAGATCTCCTTGACCGCTTCGATAAGCTCGTGGCAGAAGACCCCATACTGGAGTTCCGGGCAGAGCTCGGGATCAATCGAGATCTCCATGGTCCGTGCATTGAAGGACCCGCAGTTGCTGTCATCAGTCATCAGCCCTTTGGCGAACCGCACCCTCACAGTGTAGCCGCCAACCTTCACACTTTCGGGTATCATGGAGGCACTCGGACGGTCTGACCCGTTGCGATTGCTGCGATGTTGTTGTCCCTTGCGGGGTCCCTGCCTCAAGAGGAGAAGATTATCGGTCAATTATCCCATTGGGAAGGAGCATGATGGAAGATCGTCTGTACCTGGTGCGGTTTGCATTATGGCTCACAGGACTATTGCTCCTCTCTCATCTGGCAGGGTGATTGCTCGCCGCCGGACGACTGTGAGCCGGCAGACCCTCCGGTTAAATCATGGAGTGATC